GCCACACGAAGGCCTATACGTGCTACTGGTGATGAATCCAGCTCTCATCTAATCCTGTTATTCGTGCATGGCATCTAAATGCGCCTGAAGAAACTCTGGTGTTACTTCCGGAGTTTTCAAATCCGTCACATTTACAGTGCCACTATTGCCGGCGCTGGGTGCTAGGGGCCCAGTATTTTTTCTAGCTCTACTGTTCGCGGGAGCGGCAACATTCATACCCCTCGACAGCATGTTGTACTGATTTTGCAATACTGGAAGCCACTGATCAGGTGGTACTTCTGATTTTGCAAGTTTAGTACCCATTTCTATCATTATATCCTTCTTTAAACTATAATCGGGATCTTTTTCAGTCAAATCTTGTTCCCAAGTTTCTATCTGCTGAAATGCAGTTTCTTTCTGTGTTTCGTGGTTTCGTAAATATTCTTGCTGCTGTGATGCTTGCTCTCTAAATTGCACTTGGGCTTGGTTCATAGAGTTTTGAGAAACTCTTTGAGATGCTAATTTATTCGCCCAATCTTCACTCATTTCTAAGTTCTCAACAGCTTGAGACAAATCCTCAAAATCTCCATAACTAGCTTTTTCATTGTTTTGGCCATGCACGCCAAGTGTTTTGGCAACTTGATCGGAAAATTGATCCATGGCCTTCAATGAGTTCAGCGCTACATTGTAATCACCAGAGTTTAAACCCTTAAATATCTCTAACGCCCATCCAAGTTGCTGAGGATTAGTTGTGCTGTTTTGAATGATTTCGCCTAACTGCGTATTTCCTTCGACCATTGAGTTATACTCTTGCTCGATATTTTTAGCTCTATCAATCCAGTACTTAAATCTCTCTTGTGCTTTGGGTTTTAAACCCTCTATAACCGCTGTATCATCGATATCTAATGCTTCCCCCTCATCTGCCTCGCTCTTTGATATTGTTTCTTCTGCTGCCTTTGCACTAGCCTCTGCAATGCTGGATTTTTGCTGTGCGTCCTCAGCTTCTTGGTAGGTGGGAGCTTTAACGTCTGATTCTGCAAGTTGTTCTTGTTCTGGCTCTGCGCTGGACTCTGGTTGGGCATCAACTACCTCCTCTGAAGTTTCAACGGGTGTTTCTTCTACAACTGGATCATCTTTGTGTAGTTCTTCAAGCGCCTCCGACATAACATCATATGTTGTCTGTTGTACCTCTTCTGTCTGTTGCGTTTCGGCCATTTACATTTCTCCCTGTGGTGGTCGATGTTGGTTCCTAGATCTCTGCATCACTCTGTTGTTGGGTGCATTCATAACCTCGTTAGCGCCCTGTGGTGGAGGCGGTTGTTGAACAGCATTAGGCATACCTTGCTGTCCTTGCCCCATCATTTGCTGCATCATCATATTCTGTTGCATAAATTTTTGCATCTCTTGCGGAATTGGCGGTAAGAACTTAGCGATATCTATTCTCTCATCAAAGCGCTTAAACGTCTCTTCTATTAGTTGCACATACGGATTGAACTGATCTGGCAAGCCTGCCTGTCTCATCATTTGAACCATTTGAATGTTCTGCATCAATATTGGCATTAGTTCTATCCAGCGCATCCGCTCTGCGTTCTCGTCTGGCATGCCAGTACTACCCGCGGCGATGTTAATATGTACAGAGTCATATAATTGCTGTTTGTTTAATATAGGCCAAAAAGCTTGTGGGCCAGCTATTTGCTGTACCTTTGCAGGTTCTAATTCTTGCAATAGAACCTCAGAAGCATACCAAGCTATATCTCTTAACCAATCCTCTGTAGCATCAATTTTTTCTTGCATGCGCGAGGCCATGCCTTCTTGCTGTATATTTGCTTCTGTCGCTGTTTTAGCTCGCATGATACCACCGCGTTGGGCATCACCTAAACCGCTTATCCACTCCATATCAGTTCTTATGGGGGTGGTGTCATACACGATTGGATTCATCGGCGGTGTTTGTACGGGTTGAAATACTTGATTAACACCCAGACCTGATGCGTTAATCATCGCTATTTCACCGATTGTAGCATTACTGAAGACCTCTATATCTTCTTCATTCACTCGCGAAGCATCAGCAACGTAAAATGGAGCAGATAACTTTCTATGTTCTGCCAACTGATCACGTACAGTATTATACTCATCCTGCAGATTCATCATTAACTCTGTTTCAGATACAGGCCATTCTTGTCCATCGATCCAATTCAATCCAAGAACAAAATATGGAAAAAATCGTTCGCCCATCTTTGTGGGAACCATCGGTTCTCTACACCATTTGTCACTACCCTCGCACCAGGTATACACAGTTTGGGTTGTCTTATCCCAGTACTCCCATACCGCAATAGCTAAGTTAACATCCTCTTCACCACTATAAGCAGAACTATCTTTGTTTAATCTGTTAGCTATACCCTCGGTTGTTCGACGATATATAGTATACTTTTCAATATCGTTCTTCGTTAATTGGAAGCGTTCCATCACATCTGACGGGGTCATCCATGTAACATTGGCTATCCATCGCGCAGAATTGTAATCTTGCAGTGAATCTAACGAAGTATCCATGCGAAAATCTTCTGGCCTTACAAAACCAAGGTTTAAACCTTCTTGTTGCAAAACCTCGACCCGTTGAGATAAAGCATTCATGGTCATTTGGATTTCTTCTACAAGTTCATCTTTCTCACCAAAATAACCATCATTAGCTTGCAATTGTCGTATATCGTCTTGTATCTTAGCTAGACTATCTTGTGCGTCGTTAAATTCCCTACTTACTAATGGATCAGTATAATAATCTCTTTGGTAAGTAACCTTGATAATGCCAATCTTACTAGTCATGCACGAGCGCAATACTTGTTTAGCAATCTTTTTTAATTTGGCTTTTTGTAAGGAATCATTTAATACTATTTCCAAAGTGTTGCAAAATAAATCGGAAACCCTGTATTGAGATCCCTGTGGATCAACGTTTAACCCAGGTCTTACTTTAATTTCAGGGTTCTTAGAATAAATGTGTGGTAGCAAACCCTGTAATGTCGCGTGGATAATGTTACCTTTTATTAATCTCTTGCTCTGACTAAATAGTTGTTCAGAACTCATACCCATTGTTTTGTCGTTTAATCGACCAAGAGAATAACGCCGAGCTGACTCAATCTCTTTATACCTCGCCTTCCACTTTTGGTAAGAAAGCTCTACATTCTGTTGGTACTTTTTGATTAATCCCTTAGCATCTGCAGGAATACCTACGTTAGCGTTAGGATTAATATTGCTTAAGCTTAAGTCTTCCATTGCTATATCTCGTACAGTTCATCAAGTTGATCAAACCACTCCATCGTAAACTTTGCTGGTCCCACCGCTTTTGGCTTTGGCTTTAATTTCCTAGCGCGCTTCATCATCAACCCATATCGCGTAGCATCAAACAGATGGTCTTCAGCAGATGTATCGATGTCTTCTATTCTTTTTGGATCAGCGGGCAACGAAGGTACAGTACGTAACCAATGTTGACAGGTATTAAAGACCTTGAGCGTTCCACCATTCAGTCTGTCCACCATTTCTTGTAAGCCTTGTACCCTAGAACCCGGACCCTTTGAGCTAGCCTCCCACATAACACCGTAATCAGCAAATACGTCTGCAACGCTTTTATGGCGACCATCTCTAATAAAAATCGCCGAATCCGCCACATTATTGCGGAATCGTACACTTTGTTTACGCTCCTTCTGTTCAATATCTAAAATCTCCCTCGCTATATCTTCTATTGGTGTTTCACTGCCCTTGTTTGGCTTTGAACTCCAATAATGCTCTCTGTAGATATAGATTATACCATCATAGTCCTGCGTAAACCAGACGCATCCAGCCGGTGACTTATATCCATGGTCGTAAGATTTCCAACGTCGCCACTCTAATGGTATATCAAATGGTTCTACAACATGCACAGATGGATCCCATACATTCTCAAAAAACGCACCAGGCGCGATATTCCAATCACCCTCTAACCAAGCTTTAACCAACCATTCTGGACCACTACCTTTTATCCTATCTATGTAGCCAGGGTCATTATCCATCAATGGTTTATTGTCTTGTATCTTGGAAGGTATGAAGATTCTATCCTTGTCTTCTACATCGATATACCGCTCTTTTACCCAACCATGTCCTGGTCCACCGGGGTTAGCAGAAGCACGGAATAGAACCGGCACGCCGGCAGCAGATCGCATCGTAGCCTGCAATAAATCGATAGGCTCTGGCGATGGCCAGTTTCCGAGTTCGTCAAAGCCTAGGAAAGTTACCGAAAACCCCTGAAGCTTCATAGCATCGGCATCCTCGTCTAGGTGTTTCAACTGTAGTACGGATCCGCTGGGAGAAACCCATTTTCGCTCCCCGACTTTCCATTCCCAACCTTCTTGTACGAAGACATACTGACCCAGTTTCACTAACTCACCTG